ATTTACCAGCAGCGATGGTCGGACCTGCGCCTGGTTTTCCACCTCGACAAGATCCACAAGTCCGGATTCGCGCGCATGCGCCTCCGTGGCAAGCCACGCGCTCAGAAGGAGTCTTTCGCAGCGTTCTTGAACGACAAGTCCGCGAAGGCCATTCTTGCGGCCTTCGACAAGTCGCGCCGAGACCGTCTCACCAGTGAGCTGAAGAGCGTCATCACCCGTCAGAATCAGGTCCTCGTGTTCATCCGGCGTGCCGAGCGCCCCGACCACCTGGTGCGATCCGGAGGTGGCGTGATCCACGGCTACAGGTCGGAGTGGATCATCCTCGCGTTCTCGGCTGATGCGGCCCGCGTTGACATCTCCTCGGTCAGCATTGACACGCCGCTCGACGTCGCCAATCGCATCGCCTCTGCCTACTTCAAGAAGGAGTGCGAGTACGAGAACGAGAACGTCGCAACCGATCCCGATCAGATTGAGACGTTCCTCACCAGCATCCGCGACGTGTCGGACGGTCCGCTCGTCCTGGTCGAGATCTCGTATGGCAGCTCTCCGCTGGCGGGCTCGCCCGCAATCCGCCTTCGGCAGAATGACGCCACGTCGATTGGCGATGCGATCGCTCACTTTGAGAAGGCCATCGGCAAGCTGAGGATCGAAGACATCGAGAGCGTCAAGGTCATGTTCCGCAAGAAGCGCGTCAGCCTGATTCTGGATGCGCCCGAAGGCGAAGCACAGGGCAACGTGGTTCGTTACTCCGATCACCGGTTGAACGCCTTGGAACGGGTCGAGTTCGAGAATCATCTGCGAGACGCTCATGGCATCACCGTCCTCTCCACCGAGAAGCGATTCAAGCGTCCGTCGTGACGATGTCGCCCTCCTGCTCCGCGATGGATCAGCGATCCGTCAGCCGTCGGATGGCTTGCGCCAGGCGGCCGTGGCACTCGAGCGCGATGGGTTAGTTGCCGCGACACATCAGCACTATGTCAAGTGCGCTGACCCACAGGACGCCGACTTCCGCTTCACGAAGAACCGCAGTTGTCCAGGAAAGGTGTACTTGTTCGGCGGGCTTGACGAGGCAGGGCACGACTACCGCTGCCCGGAGTGCGAGCGCGCCGTGTTTCCCCATCGCACGGGAAAGCGGAAGCATGCCGAGCTGAGAGTTTCGCTCAAGCCTGATGGGGTTCATGAATTCGTCGCGTCGCTGGTCGCCAGCGCCGGCGACGTCAAGCCGCTGTGCAAGGGCGTCTTCCGAGTGGAGAACGCCCATCGCACGTCACACCTGTGCGTGGCGGACATCTGCGGGGACGAGAAGTACCTTGCCCGTGAGTGGGCGCTGCATCAGCCCACTCTCTACATGACCATCGACGAACGTACAAGCGGGGAGCGGCTCCTTCCCGAGGACTGGCTGGCCCGGGTGACGCTGGCGGATGCCATCTGCGGCAGCGTGGATGTCGCTGCCCGACTGGCTGAAGTCGCCCAGCAGGCATCGCCTCGGTCTGTCGCCAGTGTCTCCATCCCTGTCTACAGAACCGGACCTCCGCTCATTGGCGCTGAGCGCCTCGCGGCGGCAGGTGGTGTGCACACGGACCCGGCCCGCATCGAAGTGAAGCCGGACCTCGCTGCGACTGCCGGCGCTGACGGGGTGTTCCCGCCTCGCACCATCGTGTTCCGCGGCGTTAGACACACATGTGAGCTCACGGCGCTGGAGGCGAAGTTCGTAGCCGCGGTGCTCGGCAACGTGGATACGGAGATCGGCACGCTCATGAACTCCGGCAATGGTGCTGTGTGGCAAGAGCCGTATACCTCGGGAAAGCGGGCCAAGATCTCGCAGTTGCTGACGCGGCTTAATTCAAAACTGCTGGACGCATCTCCGTCGCTGCGAATCCAGTACACGCTCAAACGCGGGATGTCCGTGGTGTCGAGATCCGAGGCGCCGACGTCACCGTCGCCATCCCAAGTCACTCAATGACAGTTCGATGACAGAAGACTTTGCCGCCAGTCATTGACGGCGAGCCCTGATTCCTCTCGTTCAGACCGTCACACGGATGGTCTGCATGCGAAAGGAATCACTCGCCAATGCTCGATCCCACCCACGACCCCTTCGACCCGCACACCACCCATCTGATCCGATCCAAGGCCCGCCGTCTCTGCCGCGTCGCCGGCTTTACGTCCAGCGACTTCGACGATGTCGTCCAGGAACTGCGGTTCCACCTGTGGCGACGGTTGAAGCGGTTCGATCCCGCCGTGGCGGCATGGACCACGTTCGCCTCGTTCGTGCTCGACAAGCGCTGCATCTCCCTCGCTCGCGAGCGATCAGCGGACAAGCGATGCTGCCGGCGTGAGCAGTGCTCGCTGAACGATCAAATCCTCGACGACTCGGGGCGACTCGTCGAGCGGCATCAGACAACTCCGGAAGCAGCAAGCACGCGGCAGCGGCTGAACGATCTTGCGCGTGATCTCGCGGACCTGCGGGAGCGTCTTCCCTCGGCTACGCACCGCCTGTTCATGGACGCGCTCGCTCGGGGCGGCACCGTCAACTCGATTGGCACGGAACTCGGCCTGTCGCGGCGCGCTGCTGCGCGGCACTTCGCCGAGTTGCAGCGCCTGTTCGAGGATGCCGGACTGCGCGTCTACCTGTAGCGCGCATTCGGAGAGTGCCGTCGCGTAGGTATCCAGTAGTCGGACACAACGACCCGGAGGACAGATCGTGCCTCAGAACATCTACCGCTACGTCTTTGACTCGTGCATCCACTTTCCTGATGTCGTCGCAACGCTCGATCTCGCGCTCATCGCCATCGAGAGCTTGCATGGCGAGCCCCGCGCCAGGCTCGACGCACGTTTCACGGCTGATCCGGTGCGCCGCACCATCGCTCTCGACGCCACAACTCCGGTTGGTCAGGCTCTGAATCAGGTGTTCGTCGGCTTCGCTCAGCGAGAGTTCGGCCAGCAGGGGTTCACCGTTCGGCGTGCGGAGCCTGTGCAAGCCGACGGCACGGCGGCCGTCAAGTGATCACTGGTCTTCCCCTCGTGCGCCTCGGCCAGGGCGACTTCGTCCGCGACATCTTCCCTCACGACTTCGATCCCACTGGAGAGCCCATGACCGCAGCCAGCCTGATGCACCAGATCACCAAGGGCCGCAGGCCCAAGCCACGCCGCGTGATGCTGTACGGCACGCACGGCATCGGCAAGAGCACGTTTGGCGCGATGGCCGAGAACCCGATCTTCATCCCGACCGAGGATGGCCTCGGCGACATTGAGTGCGAGTCGTTCCCGCTGGCGCGGTCGCTCGGCGATGTGATGGCGGCGCTGGAGTCGCTGTACTCCGGCGAGCACGGGTACAAGTCCGTCGTCATCGACTCGCTCGACTGGTTGGAGCGGCTGATCTGGCGCGAAGTCTGCGAAGACGAGCAGGCTGAGAGCATCGAGAAGATCGGGTACGCGAAGGGGTACGCGTTCGCCATCGAGAAGTGGCGGACAGTGCTCGGGGCGCTCGACGCCCTCCGCGGCGATCGTGGCATGACCGTCATCGTCATTGCCCACGCCAAGATCGAGAAGTTCGAGAACCCCGAGACCGTGCCGTACGACCGCTACTCGCCGCGCCTGCACAAGCTTGCCTCCGCGCTCGTGCAGGAGTGGGCCGACGAGGTGCTCTTCGCTACCTACAAGGTGCTTACCGTCAAGGTGGACGAGGCCTTCAACAAGGCCAAGCACAACGGCGTCGGTACCGGCGAGCGGATCATCCGCACCGTCGAGCGCCCGGCGCACGTCGCCAAGAACCGCCTCAACCTGCCCGAGGAACTGCCGCTCGACTACCGAGTCTTCGCGGAGCACGTCGCCGCCTCGCGCGGCGAGTCCGCGTCGATCGCCCCCACCACCCAGAACACCGACGCCGCGCACAGCGATGGCGCGGCCGCAACCAACTGAAAGGACTCTGACCCATGGCGAACCTGAACAACTTCGACGCGAACAACGTGGACCCCTCTGTCGCTCTCGATCCGATCCCCGCGGGCAAGTACATCGCCGTCATCACCGAGACGGAGATGAAGCCGACGAAGGCCGGCGGCGGGAAGTACCTCCAGGCCACGTTCCAGATCATCGACGGTGAGTACAAGGGCCGCCTCGTGTGGGCACGGCTCAACCTGGAGAACAAGAGCGAGATGACGGTGAAGATCGCGCGCGGCGAACTCTCCGCGATCTGCCGCGCCGTCGGGGTCATGGCCCCGAAGGACTCAGTCGAACTGCACAACATCCCGCTGGAGATCAACGTCGGGTTGAAGAAGCGCGACGACAACGGCGAGTTCACGAACGTGATCAAGGGCTACGCCAAGAAGGGCGGGAACGGGGGCGGCGGCGCGGCGGGCGCTCGCGTGCCCGCGGGCGTCGGCCCGGGGAGCTTGGGGGGGACGCCGCCCTGGAAGCGCTAAGCCCATCTGGTCGTGTCCTTGAGCTCCCGTACCCGCCGAGTGTCAACCACATCTGGCGGCGCATGGGGCGCAGGACCGTCATCAGCCGCGAGGGCCGGCGCTACCGCAGGGACGTGTGCGCCGCCCTCGCGGCAATGCGGGTGGAGCGCATGGATGGACGCCTGGCGGTGCGCGTCACCGTCTGCCCGCCCGATCACCGCCGGCGCGACCTGGACAACGTGCAGAAGGCGCTGCTTGACGCGCTCGCCAAGGGCGGGGCCTACCGCGACGACTCGCAGATCGATCGGCTGGAAGTGGAGCGAGGTCCGGTGACCCCGGGCGGCAAGGTGCTGGTGGAACTGACCCAGATCACAACGCAAGGAACCAACCCATGAACCAGAACTCCGGACGATGGCACCGAGTCGCCATTGAGTGGTCGGACGGCGCGAGCATCTCGACCGGCTCGATCCAGATGGCATACGAGGCAAACAGCGAGCTCAATAGCACCGTGGCCATGTCCCTCGGGTGCGTGCTGCGGCAACTCGGAATGTCCGACGTAATCGTCGCCGCCGAGATCCTGAGCCACTCGGAACCGAACGACGCCAATGGAGAGGTGCTCGCCGAAGCCGCAGGCCGGTTTCTGCGCCGTCGAGAGGACTCTCTCAAGCAATGAACCTGCGTCCCTACCAATCCGAAGCCGTCGCCGCGGTGTACGAGCACCTGCGGACCCGCGACGACAACCCCTGCGTGGTCATCCCGACCGGCGGGGGCAAGACGCCCGTGATCGCCACGATCTGCCGCGACGCGGTCGGGCCGTGGAACGGGCGCGTCGTCATCCTGGCCCACGTGAAGGAACTGCTCGAGCAGGCGGCGGACAAGCTCCGGCACATCGCGCCGGACGTGCCCGTGGGCATCTACTCGGCGGGGCTGAAGCGCAAGGACCTCGGGTACGCCGTCACCATCGCGGGCATCCAGTCCATCTACCAGCGAGCATGTGACCTCGGGCCGGTGGACCTTCTCATCGTGGACGAGGCGCACCTGATCCCGCCGGACGGCGAGGGGATGTACCGCCAGTTCATCGCCGACGCCAAGGTCGTGAACCCGCTGGCGCGGGTGATCGGGTTGACGGCGACGCCGTTCCGCATGAAGTCCGGCCCGATCTGCGAGCCCGGCAACATCCTCAACCACGTCTGCTTTGAGGTCGGCGTCCGCGAACTGATCGTGCAGGGCTTCCTCTCCCCGCTGCGGACGAAGGCGGGGCTCCAGAAGGTGAGCACCGACGACCTGCACGTCCGCGCCGGCGAGTTCGTCGCCAGCGAGGTCGAGGACCTGATGGACAAGGACGCACTGGTCGAAGGGGCGTGCGGCGAAATCATCGAGCACACCAAGGACCGCAGCGCCACGCTGATCTTCTCGTCGGGCATCCGGCACGGGCAGCACATCGTGGAGGTGCTGAAGTCCAAGCACGGCGTCGAGTGCGGGTTCGTGTCCGGCGACACGCCCGCGGGCGTGCGGAGCGGCATTCTTGACCGGTTCCGCTCGGGGGCGCTCAAGTACCTCTGCAACGTGAACGTGCTCACCACGGGCTTCGACGCCCCGCACATCGACTGCGTGGCGCTCGTGCGCCCGACCATGTCGCCCGGGCTGTACTACCAGATGGTCGGGAGGGGCTTCCGTCTCCACCCCGGCAAGGCCGACTGCCTCGTGCTCGACTTCGGCGGCAACGTCCTCCGGCACGGGCCGGTCGATGCCATCCGGGTCACCACGGACGATCGCGGCGAGGGCGAAGCCCCGGCGAAGGAATGCCCGCAGTGCCACGCGCTCATCGCGGCGGGCTACCAGACGTGCCCGCAATGCGGGCACCAGTTCCCCGAGCCCAACAAGCAGAAGCACGAGGCGCAGGCCAGCACCGAGGGCATCCTCAGCGGCCAGAGTACGCGCGAGGAGCACAATGTCAGCGAGACGACGTACCACGTCCACATGAAGCGGAACGACCCAGCCGCGCCGCTCACGATGCGCGTCGAGTACCGGGTCGGCTTCAACCACTACTTCCGCGAGTGGGTCTGCTTCGACCACACCGGGTACGCCCGCACCAAGGCCGAGGCGTGGTGGCGGGCGCGGTCCGTTGAGCCCGTGCCCGGCGGCACCGAGGAGGCGGTCGAGCTCGCGCGGGCGGGGGCGCTCGCGCCGGCGCTGCACATCACGGTCGAGAAGAAAGCGGGCGAGCAGTTCGAGCGGGTGGTGGCGCACCGCCTGGGCGACAAGCCACCGCGGCTCGAGGGCGATGACGGCCTCCCCGAGCGACTGCCCCAGCCGGTCGGCACCACGTACGGCATCCCCGACGACGAAATCCCCTTCTGAACAGGAGCACACGATGATCACGATCACCATCGAAGAAACGGACAAGGACGGCCGCGTGCTGGGCCGGCACGTCGCCTCGGCCCCCATCGACAAGAACGACGCCAAGGGGGTGGGCTCGCTGCTGGCCCGTAGCGTCGGCGGGTTGATGTACCACGGCCAGACGCGGGCCGAGGTGCCGCTGCTGATCGCGGCAGCCGGGACGCACCGCTCCAGCCGCTGCACCCAGGCGATCGCGCACGCCCTGGGGCTGGCCGGGAGCGAGCACAGCTTTGAGTACGCGGTGAAGCCCGTTGTGGACCTCGACCGTCTGCTCGATTACCGCGCGAGCAAGAAGGACCGTGAGCACGCGGCGCAGATGCTCAAGATCATGGGCGCCGGCGTCAAGTCGAAGGGGGACGACGAGTAAGCGATGAGCGACGGCCCGGCAAACCTGCTCGACGCGGCGAGGTGGTACCTCGCGCGCGGCTACGCGCCCATCCCTGTGCCCGCAGGGACGAAGGTGCCCGTGCTCAAGGGGTGGACGGACCTGCGCCTGGCGGACGCCGACCTGCCGCAGCACTTCAACGGCACGGGGAACATCGGCGTGCTGCTGGGAGAGCCCAGCGGCTGGCTCGTGGACGTGGACCTGGACTGCGAGGAGGCGGTGGCGCTCGCGCCGGCGTTCCTGCCGCCGACGGGGGCGAAGTCCGGTCGGCCCGGAAAACCATCATCGCACTGGTGGTACGTCTGCGAGGGGGCGAAGACCCGCAAGCACCAGGACCCCGCCACCAAGAAGATGATCGTCGAGCTCCGGAGCACCGGGGCACAGACCGTCGTCGGCCCGAGCATGCATCCCTGCGGGGAACCGTACGACCCGCTCGAAGGCGAGCCCGCCGTCGTGGCTGTCGAGACGCTCGGCGCGGCGGTCGCGGCGCTGGCCCGGGCGGTGACGGAGCAGCGGCATGGGAGCAAGGAAGCGATCGTTTCCCAGCCCCGGCCGCTAGGAAACGATCGCTTCCTAGCCGACGACGCCGTCCTTCGCCGCGCCGAGGCGTACCTCGACCGCATCCCGCCGGCGATCTCCGGCTCTGGCGGGCACAGCCAGACATACGCGGCCGCGACGGCGATAGTGCACGGGTTCGGACTCGATGCGGAGACGGCGTTCGGGCTGCTGTGGGACCGGTACAACCCGCGCTGCCAGCCGCCGTGGTCGGAGAAGGAACTGCGTCACAAGGTCTGCGACGCCGCAAATAAGCCGCATGATCGCCCGCACGGGTGGCTGCGCGACGCCGAGAAGCCCGAGGACATGGGCGGCGTGGACCTCTCCGGGTTTGATCCCGAGCGGAAACGGACGTCGGGCGAGCGGCCCCAATCCGAACGCCCGCCCGACCCGGGACCGTTTCCCGATTACCTGCTCCGCGTGCCGGGCTTCATCGAGCAGGTCGTCGCGCACAACCTGGCGACCGCGACACGGCCGCAACCCGTACTGGCGCTGGCGGCGGGGATCTGCCTCCAGGCCGTGCTCGCGGCCCGCAAGGTGCGCGACGAGCGCGGCAACCGCACGAACGTCTACTGCGTCGGCGTCGCCCCCTCCGGCGCGGGCAAAGACAACGCCCGCAAGGTGAACAAGAACATCCTCTTCGCCGCCGACATGGTGGAGCACGAGGGGAACGAGGACCTGGCGTCCGACGCCGGGCTCATCACGGCCGTCGAGGCCGAGCCGGCGATCCTGTTCCAGATCGACGAGTTCGGCCGCTTCCTCCGCACCATCGGCGACCCGAAGAAGGCACCTCACCTGTTCAACGTGCTGACGGCGCTGATGAAGCTCTACAGCAGCGCCGACACCGTCTTCCGGGGCAAGGCCTACGCCGACAAGAAGCGGAACAAGGTGGTCGACCAGCCGTGCGTGAGCGTCTACGGCACGACCGTCCCCGAGCACTTCTTCGAGTCCCTCACCGCCGACAGCCTCAGCGACGGGTTCATCGCCCGCCTGCTCGTGTTCGAGTCGGCCGAGACGCCGGCGCGGCAGCGCGCCAAGGCAACGGGTGTTCCCGAACCCCTGAAGCAGGCCGCCGAGTG